GTAATTGGTTTATCTTTTGCAGACGGAATCGTTCCATCCGCTCGTCTTGCAACAGGGGTGTTGTTAGGTTTATTGTTAGGGTGGGGTTTAACTTTATGCTTTGCATTCATGTATATCCCTTGGCCAATAGCGGCGAAACCAGGAGCTGTGAGAAGGAGTCCAGGATTCATATAGCTTTTCTTTTTAAAACGGAAACAATAATTACAGGCCAAACCGTTTTATTCTGGAGCTAAAACCAGTAGTGCTACACACATACCCCCACGGGAGCAAAATCCGTGTCTAAGTGATAAGGGTGAAAGGACCAGTCTAGGACCAGTCCCAATCGTGAATCAAATCAGCAGGGGCAATATAATCTTGTGGACTAATGTAAATAGCTTGTATCACCCGCGTGCTGTGACATGTTGACAGTGCTTCTTGGCCAGAAATTCCAGCATCTTCAGGGCCAGTCGGCATCATCAGCTCATCATACTTGCTTTGAACCAAATACCTCGCATAATCAGTTAAAATGTCATAAACTTCTGGCACATAAAATGCCTCAATGCGGAGGGCATTAGCTCTACACAAGCTAAGCTTCACAGATTTCATATGTTTAGTTTTGAGCGCCATAGCAGAAAGAATCTTTGTAGCTTCAGGAAAAGGCACAACAAAACCGTTATTCAATTGATGGAAATAACTTGAACAAAATTCAGTCTCATCCCAAGTGAGTGGTCTTCCATCATGAGTAACCTTAATAACAATCCCAACAGTTGCGGAAACTGCTTGAAAAGTGAAAGGATTGTACCAAGAAACAATACGATCAGAAACGGAACACGTGTCATCATCCCCTTGCAAAACGCAGGACAAATCTTCAAGTATCTCTGACAACGTGTCATTTTTCCGCTCATCAGGAGCCATTTCATACCAAACGTAAAAGACCAAAAAGGCCAATATCAACGTATTATCAATAATGGTATTAACAGAACCAGATGGATTACCAAGTCTTTTCTCCAACATCTCGCCGTTCGTGCAGACAATTAATGAATTAACAATGTCATAATATGCATTATAAAAGCGAAGATAATTTTCTGTAGTCTGTTCGCTCTGTGGCAGCCATGAAAATCGTAAATCGCAAACACGCCACAAAAGCCTTGAAGACAAATTAGCA